CGCTCGTACGAGGCAGGCACCCGGGTCATCGCTACTCTTCGGAACTTCAACGAGGATGAGCGTCAGGGACCCCTGTCCAAGCACTACTGGGCAGTCAGTCGCAGTGGCACTGGTCCACAGACTCAGTACAACCACCTACTCATCAAGGAGCGCGATCTCAGCGATGAGTGGGGGATCAGCCCGCTGACCGAAGAGACTCTGGGTCAGGCGGAGTCCAAGGCGTATGACGCCGACATCATGCGTATTTCGTCTTACGCAGACATGGTTGCTCTGGTCAATGAAGACGTTGGAGCGATCTAAGACCATTAGTGGGGGTCGGGGTCTTTTCCCCTCCTTTCGCCCCGGTCCCCACTTTATTTCGTCAATAGACGAGGTACGTGAACTAGTCGACGTAGTAGTCGACTATGGGTCGTTTGCGTTTGACGTGGAGACAGTTGGGGTTCTGTCCCACCACCCTGATCTTTCTGAGCAGGTGGACGCACAGGTTGAGGCTCACGTTCAGACGTTGTCTACTACCACTGACTCCGTGGTTGCCCGCGCACGGGAAGCCAAAGAACAGGCGATGACCAAAACCATCGCCTTGGACCCGAAGCGCAACGAGGTTATCTGGGTGGGGATTGCCACAAATGGCAGGTCTTGGGCCATTCCGATGGGACACCCCTGCGGAGAAGTGGTATTGCCAGAGGAACGTGGTGATGGCTCTACCGTCCCACCAACTGGGCACCGTAAGATCCTGAAAAGCGGCGAAGAGTCCATGGCGAAGGCTAGGTACACCATCCCGGCCACGTTTGCGGACCCTCCAAACCAGTTGTCACGAGCCGCAGTCTTTGAGGCGATTAAACCTATATTCTTTGACACCTCGTTAGTGAAGGTCGGGCACAACGTCAAGTTTGACGCTCGCACCATAGCGAAGTACTACGGGGAACTGCCTGTGGGTCCGTTTCACGACACCATGCTGCTCCAGCATGTGTTGGACGAGAACATTTCCTCGTTTCGACTAACTTCTTTGATTAGTCATAACTTTGGGGAACACAATCCCTACGCCAAGCACGGTAAGGTCGGTGCAGTTATTTCTACTACACCCTTTTCCGTCGCCTGCAAATACGTCCATCTAGACGCTCGCTGGACGTGGTTGCTGTACCAGAAGTTGCGTCGGGGACTAACCCCTGACTTTAAGCCAGTGTTCTCCCAAGACGTGGAGGTCTTGGAGGTACTGATGTCTATGGAAGACACAGGCATGAAAGTTGATGCTGGGGGACTCTCTTCGCTAGGTGAGGACCTTGACACCAAGATGCGGGACGTGCATTCCGAGATAACTGCGCTCACCTACCCCGGCTTCAACCCAGATTCTGTCAAAGACAAGCGCACATTTCTGTTTAGTGGTAAGCGTGAAGGCGGGCTGGGTCTCAAGCCCACCAAGTCCACAGAAAAGGGACAGGCATCTGTGGATCACGCCTCCTTGAAAGCCATGAGCAGCAAGCACCCGATCATTCCCCTGTTCCTTGATTGGGCAGAGTACAAGAAGATGAAGAGCACCTACGTTGATGGCCTTCTGGAGAAGATTAATAAAGGCCGTTTACACCCAAACTTCCACCTTCACCGTACAGCCACCGGCAGGCTGTCTTCATCCAACCCGAACCTCCAGAACGTCCCACGGGACACCAGCATTCGGGGGCTGTTCGAGGCCGACGCCAATAGTTTGTTGGTCGTTGCCGACTATGACCAGATTGAACTTAGGATCATGGCGATGTTCAGTAGGGATGAGAACATGCTGACTATCTTTGCAGATGGCATTGACATTCACGCTGGTGCAGCGTCTCTACTCTTTGACAAGCCAGTGGGAGAAATCACGAGTGAGGAACGCCAACTAGGCAAGTCGGCTAACTTCCTCACGGCTTACGGTGGCGGTGCTGGCAAGTTGTCGTCCACTTCTGGAGTGACACTAGCCAAGGCTCGTGAAATCATAAACCAATACTATGAGCAGTTTAACGGCCTGTCACTGTGGAAGCACAAGGTCGTGATGAAGGCCAAGAAGGATGGGTTTGTAACTACCATCTCAGGCCGTCGCCGTCGCCTACCAGACATCAACTCCAACAATGACGAACTACGGTCTAGAGCGGAGAGGCAGGCGGTTAACGCAATAGTACAGGGCAGTGCCTCTGACATCTGTAAGAAGGCCATGATAAAGGCACAACCTCAGGTGGCTTCTTTCGGTGGAAAGGTGCTGGTACAGGTGCATGACGAATTGGTCGTGAACGTGCCAGACGATGATCGGGTAGACTATTACTCTGATATCATTCAAGAATCAATGGGGCACGGTAAGGATCTGAATGGGGTTCCCATAGTTGTAACAGCAAACCATGGACGAACATGGTCGGAGGCAAAGTGACCGAACAAGATACTACGGTGTCCCAGAGGAACTTCTACTTGATGCTGTCCCCTCCAGACGGTCAGAACATCGCTAATAACTTAGGGTTCTCCCCCTCGTCAGAGGACGTGTACGAAGAAGAGCAGAAGGACGTGCTCAGGAGTTGGGCCATCCTCACTCAGGCGGGTATTGTGGACTCAATGTCCGACGCAGCAGACTGGATGGCTGACGTTATGGTCAACGACAACATGCTGCCTCCCGGGGATGAGGGTGAAGACATGGATGACATGGAAATGGTTAATGTGGGCTTCGACATGGACAACCCAGAAAGTGAGAACTTCATGTCATTCCATAGCATCCCGTACGGGGAACTTCGTAAGATGCACCAACAGATCAAGGACTCCACCTACAACACCGTTCTGGGTTGCTTGGTGTCTGCTGTGTCCAAGTTGTTGGACGAGGAACTGATAGAGTTAACAACTGTCTGAGAACAAGGAGTAGCCATGAGCGACTGGTGGGCTGATCGCCTAGCGGGAAAAGAAGCGCAGCCTAAGACTGCCCCGGTGGTACGGGTAGGTAGTACGCCTCCCATTATGTTCAACACCGTTGCACCACCCGCTACGGTGACGGAGGCCCCACCGACGCCACAGGAGCAGTACATGGCTACTCAGACGGCTGTGGACCCCAACGAACAAACGACCATGGGTGAGGCCATACGCTCTTGGAAGGGTGGTGAAGCCCACCGCAAGGAAGCAGGCAATACGTGCCCCGAGTGTGGTAGTCGTAATGTCTTCTCCCGCATGGCTAAGGGTGCAGGCTCTGGAATCAACGGGAATCATCCAGCCCCCCGCTGTTACGAATGCGGCTGGAACGGACTCTACGATCAGGGTATACAAGCAAACTGGATAATGCCACAATAACAGAACAAGGATATTAAATGTCTACGACTACCTACGAGACGCTAGAAGAGATTGCACGAGCGGTTAACAAGAAGTTCGGTGACGAAGTAGTTGTACAGGGGAGCCGGATACAAGAGGCTCTACCCCGTATTACCACCGGGGTGCTGGCCTTTGACCTGATGCTGGGGGGCGGCTGGCCCGTCAACCAATGGTCAGAGATAGTGGGTGACGAGTCGTCTGGAAAGACGGCTATTGCTTACAAGACCATCGCTGCAAACCAAGCACTGGACCCCGACTGGACTGCTATGTGGGTGGCAGCAGAGGAGTATGTGCCCGAGTACGCCGAAGCAATCGGCGTGGACTTAGATCGCCTGTGGGTGGTGGAAACAAACATCATGGAGCAGGCGTATGACCTAGTCATACGGGCACAGGGTAATCGTGCAGTGGACTGCGTGGTGCTGGATTCCCTGCCCGCACTGGTTCCCGGTGACGAGTACGAGCGGCAGATGGATGAGTTCACTGTCGGACTGGGTGCCCGCCTCACTGGCAAGTTCTTCCGTAAGTCTGCCAAAGCCCAGCGCCGCTCCCTCCTAGAGGAAGACCGTGGATGCACAGGGCTGATCGTCAATCAGTGGAGGGACAAGATTGGGGTGATGTGGGGTGACCCACGCACCACCCCCGGTGGCAAGGCCAAGAACTTCCACTACTTCACCCGAGTAGAAGTGAAGAAGGACGAGTGGCTCAAGGACGGGAAGGCCGCTGTAGGCCAGACCATCAAGGGCCGTACTATCAAGAACAAGACGTATCGACCACAGCAGCAGGCCGTGGTGGACTTCTACTTCGCTGACTCCGGTGGGTTCCACATGGGGGACTTCGACACGGTCAAGGACATGGTCAACATTGCCATTGCCTGTGAGGTCATTACCAGAGCCGGTGCGTTCTACTCATACAAGGACGATAAGTGGCAGGGTAAAGAGAAGGTTCTAGATGCTCTCAGATCCGATCTGGGGGCTCAGGAGGCCCTCCGAGTAGAACTAATGGGTACCCTCAGTGAATGACATCAATAGGCGCTCTAAGAAGCAGGAGGAGCGTACTGCGGACAAGTACTACGGCAGCCGTAACATCATGTCTGGGGCCGGATGGGTGCGTAAGAATGATGTTCGCACTATTGATCTTCTCGTAGAGAACAAGTTTACGGA